CCTTTAAATAATTGTTCTAAATCTTTTTCTGATACTGGATATAAATTTTTAGCATATCCAATTGCCGCCTGAGTTGTAAGAGAATTTAATTCTTGTTGAAACGTAACTTGATCTTGAAGGCTCATTCTATTAATATCTTTACCAGTATAATCAGTTAGTAATTTTTCATATCTATTTTTATCTTCTGGTTTTAAATAAAGTAAAACTTCTTTCACTGGAAGTAGAGCATCTTCAACAAGTCCTGTTGGAAGTGTTTGACCCTTAGTTGCTGCAGCTTGCATTAAATTAAATCTTTGTTCTAATACATTTTTTGATCCTAATCTTATATCTTCTGTTTTTTGAAAATTTTCAATATCTTTTTCCATAGCTTTTTCAGCTGGAGAAGCATACATTCTATTAGGACCTTGTTTTGCTTTCATAAGAGCAGCTGTAGCTTTTATATCTTCTATATCTAATTTTCTTGTTTTTTGTCTTTGAGCTACATCTTCAGAAATTACATCAGTTACGTTTTTAGCAATTTGTCCTAATGGACTTCTAGCTTCAGTTAATGGTTTATAACGAGAAGCTTCATCTATAGTCTTTAAAGATAACATAAGAGCAAATCTTCTCTTAGGATCATTATAAGTTTCTTCTATTTTATTAGGAAATTCAGTTGCAAAGTTCTTTAAAGATTTACCTACATAACTTCCAAAATCTGAAAGAGTTCCAGTTAATCCTTTATTCTCTTCAGTTTTATTTCTTTCAACAGCAGCTTGTGTTTCTTGATCAGCTTGAACTTGTGATCTTAAAGCATCTTCACCCTTTAATACTGTATCTTCTTGAATATTAGAAGTTGGAATAGTATTGGATAATGAATCACCTGTATATACTTCAATTTTTTTATCTTCTTCCATTTAATTAACTCTTTTAAATTCAACATCTACTTTAGAATAATCTACCATTAAATATCCATCTGTATTAAAGATAGAAGCATGAGGTACTTCATGAGCCATAACACCTTGATAAACTTTATCATCACCACTATAATTAAATGTGTATATATTAATACCTGATGGAGATTTTCCAATTAGATTTATATTATTTTTTAAAGCTATATCTGACATTGCATAAATAGAACCTATTGCTCCTAAAGCTCCTGTAACTTGACCAAATGGACTTGGACCTTGCATTGGTGTAGAAGTGAAACCAGTTCTTTCTTCTCCATAACTTCTTATTGGAGCCCCTGCTAATGCACCGATAACTTGATTAATTTGATTTTGTTCAAATCCTTGTTGTTCTACGAAATCTCTAAATGCTTCAGTTAATCCAGCTTGTTGTATTCCTCTTTCTTGACTTCCAAATTGAGCAAGTCCCGATGAAGCACCTGCAAGAGAAGCAAGTTGAGCTTGAGAAGATCCTAATTGAGAAGCTCTATCAGCCGCAAATCTTTGAGCACCTGACTCAAATCCTGCTTGACGTAATCTTCCGGAAACATCTCCTACTTGTCTTAAATATTCTCCACCTAGTACACCACGTTGAACTCCTTCACGACCACCTCCGAATGCGCCTGCTCCTATAGCTTGACTTGATAAAGCTCGTTGTTGACCTTGATATGCTCTCTCTACATCACCTAACGCACTTGTCACAACTTGATTCTCATAAGGATTCATATATTGTTGTGCCATCGCTGGTGTAAATGTTTGTGCACCAATAGCAGCTAATTGACCTGCTTGTGGTAAAATTTGTTGACTATAAATATCACCCGCCTGTTGTTCTGTTGCAGTAAGCGGAGCTATACGTTGACCCGTATAAGCTTGAAATGGTTGTTGACTTTCAGTTTCAGCACGTCTTAAAGTTCTTTCTTGAATCTCTTTAAAATAAGCAGGAATATCATATGTAGTTGTAGATTGTTGTGGTGCCTGTACTACAGTTGTTGATGGTTTAAAAATACTACCCATTGATTATATAAGTTCCTCCAATTACATCAAATCCAAGTTTTAAAAAAGCAAGATGTTTACGCCCTACTTCTTTTCCTTGGAATATTTCACAAATCGCTGTTAAACGATTTTCTTTTGCATATTCTTTCAATACGATCATCATTGAACGAAAGACACTATAGTTTCGATAACGTGGATTCACATGAAGCCATATAGTTCTTAAAAACTTTTTATCACTATACCACGTTTCGTCTATTGTAGCGCCTAATGTTCCTACAATAATATTATCGTATTCTACTACTATAACAAAACTATTTCTAATGTAAAATATAATATTTTCAAGGCTTTTTTTATTATTAGCATTTCCAAAGTTAAAAGGTGCTTCTTTTAACCATGTTTTAAGTAATTCCCGTATATTTACAGCATCAGAGATACGAGCTAGTCTTATTTTATATTTATCTTTTTCCATCAGCATTCACATTTACTCTAAGAGTACCAAATCTCCAGTTATCTCCTAAATTATTAGTTTGTACTCGAATAGCAACTTGTCTACCTCTAGCTCTAACACTACTATACCTAGTCGTAGAATTAGCTACAACATTCGTACTTTCATATTTTGTATCGTTTGGATAATCTCTTGTTCTTAAAGTAATCGTAGCATTACCAACTTGACTTTTAAAATCAGGTATTATTTTATCTATAAAACTAAATTCTTCTCCATCTGCTATATCACCATCACCTGATTCTATGTAAGATACGATAGCACTTCCATCAGCATTAACACCATCTTCTATATTATAAAGTAAAGTACGACCTGAAGTTAGACCATTAATTGTACTAATTGTGTTAGCAGTACTATTAGGAAAATAAGTTCCACCAATTGGAAATTCAGTTACAGCATTATCTTGATATATACTTCTCTCTATAGTTCCAAAGTACCAAGAATTTTCTTCATAATTAAAAACTACATATCTATCTATTTGATCTGAGTTTGCAGAACAATAATACCAAGTTACTTCAGCATAGAAAGCATTAGATCCACAATAAACTTGAGAGTATTGAACTTGATTAATATTATCAAATACATGATTTATAACAGAACATGGAACTTCTTGAACTGTTCCAGCATATCTAAAGAAAGTACCATTAGACATCCAATATGCTATATCATTTACTATAATAGTCGCATTTAAACTTACAGCTCCGCAATCGTTACCGAGTTGTCTAAATCCATAAATAAAAGGAGGACCTATATACGCCATAGAGTGAAGTGCTGTATCAGTCCATACTAAAATAGTTCCTTTAGCAGGTTTAGCTGATCTTATTTCGCTACCACCAGCTATACGTTGAGAACCCGCTGTATTAATTACATTAGGTGTCCATTCGTTATAATTTTCTTGATCAGACCAACGAATAAAGAGTTTATCTTGAGTTGATGTATTTCCAATTGATGTTTCAGTTCCAAAACAGGCTAATATTCTAGCATCAGTTGCAACTACTGATAATGTAGAAGTTGTAGGAGCATTTGCTATTATTGTAGCTCTATTATTTGTAAAACCAGCAGAAGTATCCCATAGATAAGTTGATCCATTTAATTGAGTTATAATTAAATCTTCTCCCCAGTTATTAACAGACCAGTTTCTTAGATCAATTTCAACTGTAGAAGTAATTGCTGGTTGATTCCAACCTTGAGCACCATTCCAGGGACCGGCGTTCCATCCATATCCAAAAGTTTGAAGAGAAGGACCTATATTTAATTGATATTGAATTGTAGCATTTCCATTTGCAGTAACTGTAGAAGTTGCAGCTGTATTTGTTAATATAACATAAGCATCAACGTTAGTTATGCTTTGAATTTCAAATTCACCAGTAAGAGAAACGTTTGAAATACCTCCAACATTAGCTACTGATACGTTAGAGATAGTAACAAAATCACCATCAAGAGCATTATGATTAGTTTGTTTTACAGTTACATTTGCATTAGAAATTACTGTACTAAAACAACTTATAGCACTATTCGTTTGACGAATTGGAGTAATATCAGCATTCGTTCCTTCTTGAGTAACGTATATTTTACGATCAGTTCCTAAAGAAGTATAACGAGCCCCTGCTAAATCATACCAATTAAGTAAAGCTCTTCCTACTCCTACATAATAACTATCGCTATATTTAGTCCAACCACCTATTTTTTGAGGAAGACCTTGCCTAAATCTTATCTTATCACAATCGACCCAACGTCCTTCTGCTCC